ACAACTTCAAGACCTTCGGCGAGGGCTGGATGAACCGCCTGCGCGACGTCAACGCCGTGGCCCTGCACATGGATGCCGCGGCGAACCCGGAGGGTTGACACCGGCCGCCGCCGATGTTTCAAATGGTGACGCTAAGGCGTGTTCGGCATCCCGCACCGGGATGGGCCTAACCCGCAAGGAGGGCCAGCGCCAAAGCGCCACCGGCAGGCTCGCCGCGGCCGTCAGCTTGGGACTGGGGTTTCTCGGTTGGGCTGGCGGCCGATCCTGTTTCCGCCGCCTGTGCGTTGAGACGGGGCTCCGCCGGCGGCGTTGTGGCGCCCATGGCACGCGGGAAAACCAGAGCGCAGGTTCAAGCGGCGGCGTCGGAGCCGCGACCGATCACGTTCGAGCCTGACGGCTGGACGCTGGATCGCTTCCTCCTCGACAACAGCGACGCGGCGATCATCCAGGGCCCTATCGGCTCGGGCAAGACGCGCGCGGCGATCATGCGCATGCTCCGGCATTGCTCGGAGCAGCCGCGCCAGCGGGACGGCAAGCGCCGCTCGCGCTGGATCGTGGTTCGCCAGACCTACCCCGAGCTCAAGTCGACGACGATCAACGCCTTCCTCGAGACCTTCCCGGACGGCGAGTACGGGACCATGAACTGGTCGCCGCCGTTCACCTACTATTTCGACCACGGCGACATCGAGGCCGAGTTCATCTTCCTGGCGCTGGAGAAGGAGGAGGACGTCAAGAAGGTCCGCTCGCTCGAGGTGACGGGCGCCTACGTCAACGAGTTGCAGTACGTCGTCCTGCCGATCTTCGGCGAGATCAAGTCGCGCACCGGCCGCTACCCGAGCGTCAAGGACGGCGGCTGTACCTGGGCCGGCGTGATCGCCGACATGAACGCGCCCGAGGCGCTGCACTGGGTGCCGATCATGTTCGGCCAGACACCCGTGCCGGACTACTTCACGCCCGACGACGTGCGCACTCACAAGCTGCCGCCCGGCTGGGTGTTGTTCAAGCAGCCGCCCGCGCTGATCGAGGAGATGGGCGATCAGGGCGAGGTCGTCGGCTACAAGGTCAACCCGGCCGCCGAGAACCTGAAGTGGCTGCGCGACGCCGGCGACTATTACGCCAAGCAGACCCACGGCAAGACCAAGGCGTGGATTGACGCCAACCTGCTGAACCGCGCCGCCGCGGTGATGAAGGGCAGGGCGGTCCACCCGCTGTTCAGCGCCGACCGGCACGTCAGCCGCACGCCGCTGAAGTTCAACCCCGATCTGGACCTGTACGGCGGGTTCGACTTCGGCCTGACGCCTGCCGCCGTGTTCGGCCAGACCGTGCGCGGCCGCGTCTTCGTGCTGTTCGAGATGTACGCCGAGGACATCGGCTCAATCACCTTCGCGCCCATGGTCCGGCGCGAACTGGCCACGCGGTTCCCCGGCCTCGACTTCGAGCGCGTCAAGCTGTTTGGAGACCCCGGCGGCGACGTGCGCGGCCAGGCCGACGAGCTCACGGCGTTCCAGATCTTCCGACGCAACGGCCTGATGATCCAGAAGGCGCCGGGCGCCAACCGCTTCGCGGGGCTGCACGGGCGCAAGGAGACGGTCGACACGATCCTGAACCGGCAGGTCGACGGCTACCAGGGCCTGCTGCTGGACCCCGGCTGCCGCATGCTCGCGAGCGGCCTGCAAGGCGGCTACCAGTTCAAGGACGTCCAGTCGCCCACGGGCGTCTACAAGTCCGACCAGGTCATCAAGAACCAATACAGCCACATCTGCTTCGTGGCAGGGACGCCGGTGCTGACCCCGAAGGGGGAGGTGGCGATCGAGGCGCTGCAAGTTGGCGACCTTGTGCGAACCCCGCAGGGCGCGCGCCGGGTTTCGGCGATCATGAGCCGCGATGCGCCACGGCTTGTGCGGGTGACGTTCTCAAACGGCCGGTCTGTTGTTTGCACCCCGGAGCACCCGTTCGCCACGCGCCATTGTGGTTTTGTTGCATCCGAAGCATTACAGTATGGGGACGTTCTGGTTTCGGAAGGGCAATCATGGGCCGACCCGCGATACACCCGATCCACGAGTTCAACGGAGTGCGGTACTACCGAAAGCCGTCAGGGTACTACAAGGCCGACCACAAGCTCGGCGGCGCGTACCTTCACCGGGTTGTGTGGGCGCATCATCACGGCCCCATTCCGCCGGATCATCACGTTCATCACATCGACCACGATCCCACCAACAACGCGATCGAGAACCTCGAGCTTCTCTCCGCGCATGAGCACGCGATTTTCCATTTTCGGGTGGACGGTCGACTCAAGGATTACGCGAACGAGGAGTGGATGGCCAAGATCCGCGGCCTCGCGGCCGTGGCTCGGCGAACCCCCGCGGTGCGAGCAAAAATGTCCGCAGCCGCAACCCTCGGAGCCCAGCGAGCGGTCCGAGAAATCCGCGTCTGCGTCGTCTGCGCCAGGGAGTATTCCGGGCAGGTCAACAAGCGAAAGCGCGGGTACTGCGGAATGTCGTGCCAAGGCATCGCGCGCCGGGCCTCTGGCGTTGATGACGTTGATCGGACGTGCGTTTGCTGCGGCGTCGGCTTTCGGGCGAACAAGCACACAAAGAAAGAGACCTGCTCTCAAAGTTGCGCGGGTCGAGTTGCTGCCTCAAGGCGACACGCCAACTCGAGTCTATGATATCGAGGTTGAGACCGAACACGTCTTTTACGCGGCCGGCGCGCTCGTCTCCAACTGCGAAGCCTTCCAATACCTGACCCTCGGCATGGGCGAGGGGCAGAATCTGTTCTTCGGCGAGCAGCGCGCCCGGCCGGTCAACGTCAAGAGCACGGCCCGCATCTTTGACCGCGGCCCCCGCCGGCTTGAGTTTTCGAGAGCACACCGATGATCGAGGAAGTCGAAGTGTCCGGCGTGCCGGGCGCGTGGTTCGTGGCCTTCTACGGCAAGGGCTACCGCCAGCACTGGTGGGACTGGATCCTGCCGATGGACCGGCAGCACGTCATGGCGTTTGGCTACTCGGCGCACGCCGAGCGGTGGCTGGTCTACGACGTCACCGCTGGCCAGACCTTCATCCGCGCGCTGACGAAGGAGGCGTTCGTCTCCTGGCTGCGTATCCTGCCGGCGCACCGCAAGATCCTGCTGGTGGAGTCCGGCGTGTTCGAGGCCCCGCCACGCTGGCGCTTCGGGTTCTGGTGTGTGCCGGCGGTGGCGCACCTGATCGGCGTGCGATCGCGTGCGTTGAGGCCGGCGGCTTTCTATCGCGATTTGCTTCGTCTAGGCGCCACCCCTGCGTTTGAGGTCACGCACTCATGATGAAGTCCGGCAAAGCCACGAAGGAGAGCGCGGCCGACGCGCGAGCCCGCGCATCTGAGCAGGCGCGCGCCGAGGCGGCGCAACTGGACGAAACGCAGACGCTGCTGCGCTCGGAAACCCTGCGCCGCATGCGCCGCTTTGGCCAACTGGCCGGAGCCTCGACCAGCCTGGCCGGGTTCTTCGGCGGTGGAGTCGGCGCCGGCGCCGGTGGCGGTGTCGGCGCTGGCCTGGGCGGCATGGACGGCGGCTACGGCGGCGGGAGCATCGGCGCCGGGCTTCGAGGACTCCAGATCGGGGCGTTCTAAGTGGACGTCCTGAAGCGGATCAAGGCCGCCAAGACCGACAGGGATCGACACGGGACATGGATCAACGAGGCCATCCGCCTCGCCATGCCTACCTACCGCCGCGTAACCGGATCATCGTCTCCGCAGGATGCGATGGCCGAGCAGGATGACCTGTTCGACACGACGCTGCAAACGGTGCTCGAAGACTTCTCATCGGACATGATCTCGACGTTCACGCCGCGGCATGAACGATGGGTGCGATTCGAGCCGGCGCAGGATCTCACCGAGGCGCAGATGAAGCAGGTCGCGCCCCAGCTTCGCGCCCTCGAGGATTCCGTCTTCGCCGAGATCGAGCGGTCCAACTACTGGGACGCTGCGCAGGAGTGCTTCTCGTTCTGGGGCGTGTCGACCATGGCCCTGGCGCTGACGCCCCGCGGGCCGATGGAGCCGCTGCACTTCCAGCCGATCGAGATGCCGGACCTGCTGATCGAGCGCGGCCCTGACGGATCGTTGACCGGGCGCTGGCGTCAGATGAAGCTGGACAAGATGGGCCTCCACATCATGTGGCCCGAGCACTTCCCGCTGCCCGGCAAGCAGGACAAGAACAAGGTCTCGACGGTCTACGAGGGCTGCGACCGCGACTACTCCATGCCCGGCGAGGAGCGGTGGAACTACCGCATCTTCGTGGACGACAAGGAAGTGGTGAAAACCAACTGGGCCGGCGCGGGTTCCTGCCCGATCATCGTCTGCCGGTTCCGCCAGCAATCGGACTCGGCCTGGGGCCCCGGCCCGGCGCACAAGGCGGTGCCGAACGCGCGCACGCTGGACGAGCTCGCGTACCTGAACCTCAAGGCGCTGAGTCGCAGCGTCGACCCGCCCGGCTCCTACGAGGAGGACGGCGTGATCAACATGGAGGCCGGCCTGTCCGCCGGGACGTGGATTCCGCGCGCCTCCGGCTCCAAGGCGCCCGAGCCCATGAAGGTCGAGACGCGCTTCGACGCGCTGGTCTTCAACGTCGATGCGCTGCGGACCAACATCAAGAAGGCGCTGTACCAGGACCGGCCCGAGCAGCCGGGCGACACGCCGCCGACCGCCACCCAGTGGATCGACGAGCGGACGTGGAACACGCGCCGGCGCGAACTTCCGCGCGACCGCTGCATCCGCGAATGGGTGCTGCCGATCATCGACCGCGTCGTCTGGATCAAGGCGCAGCGCGGCGAACTGCCGGCGATCAAGCTGTCGGACGACAAGGCCGTGGCCATCCGTCCGATCTCGCCGCTGTCCAAGGCCAAGGACCTCGAGGACATGCAGATCACCCAGCAGGTCCTGTCGCTGGCCAACCTGGTCGGCCAGGCCGTCCAGCAGGGCGTGCCGGTGGACGCCACCGCGACGATCGAGCGCCTGAAGGCCACGGCCAAGGAGCGGCACCTGGTCATGCTGACGCCGGAGCAGATCCAGAACGCGATGGCCACGGCCGCGCAGGTCGGGGGAATGGGCGATGGCGCAGCCGCGGCGTAAGTGGTCCGACATGCGCGGCGTCGTTGAGGCGCCGGCGCAGCAGACCGTCGAGGAGCCGATCGAGCAGGTGCTGCGTCGCCTGTTCTGCGCGACCACGGACGGCCAGCGCGTGCTGAACTGGATGCTCGAGCAATCGCACGCGGCCTGCCCGCCCGGCGCATCGGACTGTGCGTTGAGGGAGAGGGAGGGAGCCCGCAGGTTCATCGCCAACATTCGTGTTCTCACGCAAGGCGATCATGCTGCAAAGCCAGCCCCTCGAAGCGACCCCTGAAGCCGTAGGCGCCACCGCCGCGCCGGCCGAGGCGGTTGTCGCGACCCCGGAGGTCTCCGGCGCCGTCGCGGCTCCGGCCGCCCCGGTTCGTCCTGACGGACTGGCGGACCAATTCTGGACCGATGGCGTGGGCGTCAACACCGAGGCCCTGGTCGCCAAGGTGTCCGAGTACGAGACCGCTGAGCGCGCACGCGCCGAGGCGATCCCGGCCGACATCAGCGGCTACAAGCTCGAGACGCCCGAGCCGGTTCTGGACCTGGCCGGCAACCCGGTCGGCTTCAACGCCGACGACCCGCTCGCGCAGGGCGTCCTGAGCGTCCTGCACAAGCACGGCGGCTCCCAGGCCCTCGCCTCGGAACTGCTCGGCGCCTACGCGCAGAGCGTGATCGCCGAGGCCAAGGCCACGACCGAAGCTGTCCAGGCTGAAGTCGCTAAGCTGGGCGCCAACGCCGAGGCCCGCATCTCGGCGGTCAAGGCCGCCGTCACCGCTCACGCCCCCGCGCAAGCGGAGGCGCTGATGGCCGGGCTCGCCAGTGCCGACGCCGTCGTCGCGCTCGAGGCCCTGATTTCCAAGCTGACCGGAGCCGGCATCGCCTCCGCACCCGTGGTCAAGGCCGATCCCTTTGAGGGTCTGTCCGGCGCCGCCCTGATCGAAGCCCATCGCGCCGCGCAAGCGGCTGGCCGCGCCGCCTAGGAGACCTGATACATGCCCGCCATCAACCTGATCGAGTACGCCAAGGGCCTCCAGAACCCGCTGGAACGCGGTGTCGTCGAGCTCTACGCGCAGAGCTCCGACATCCTCGCCGCCATGCCGTTCAAGACGGTCTCCGGCCCGTACCAATACAGCCGCGAGGCCACCCTGCCGGGCATCGCCTTCCGCGGCATCAACGAGACCTACACCCCGGATTTCTCGATCGAGAACCCGCAGGTCGAGCAACTGTTCATCGCCGGCGGCGAGGCCGACGTCGACAACTTCCTGCTCGCTCTGGACACCGGCCGTCGTGGTCGCGAGGAGTCGCGCAAGATCAAGCAGATGGCGCGTGCGCTGACCTCGAAGGTGCTGACCGGCTCGAACGTGACCGATCCGCGCGAGTTCGACGGCCTGCAAACCCGCATCGGCTCCGGCCAGACGATCTCCAACTCGGCGACGTCGGGCGGTGGCGCCCTGTCGCTGGCCAAGCTGGACGAGGCGATCGACGCCACGCAAGAGCCGACCCACCTGATCATGAACCGCTCGCTGCGGCTCCGGTTCCAGGCGGCCCTGCGCGACCAGACGCTGTCTGGCAACATCATGCTCGGCAAGGACGACTTCGGCCGCCCGCAACTGAGCTACGGCGGCCTGCCGATCCTGGTCGGCTATGAGGCGGGCCCGGACGCCAAGATCCTGCCGTTCACCGAAGCCGGCTCGGGCGGCGGCTCGACCGCCTCCTCGATCTACGCCGTCTCCTTCAAGGAGGGCATGGTCTGCGGCCTGCAACTGGGCGGCATGACGGTCAAGGATCTCGGCGAGCTCGAGACCGCTCCGAAGCACCGCACCCGCATCGAGTGGTACACCGGCATGTGCGTCGAGAACCCCTACGCGGCCACGCGCCTGACCTCCATCTCCAACGCCGCGATCGTGGCCTAAGGATTCACGCACATGACCCAGCGCCGCTCCTATACCCTCGACGCCGAACTGATCATGAAGGACGCGGGCCTGGTCGCGGCTGACGCCGCGGCCACGGTCGGCGGCTCCGCCAAGACCCTGAACGTCGGCGAGGCTGCCTTCAAGGGCGTGCTCGTGGTCGACGTGACCGCCATCGAGATCGCGTCCAACGATGAACTCTACCGCATCATCGTGCAGGGCTCGACGACCTCGAACTTCGCCGCGACCGAGATCCTCGCGCACCTCGCGCTGGGCGCTACCGAAGTTCGCCCCGGCGGAGCCATCGACAGCACCACCGGCCGCTACGAGCTCTGGTTCAACAACTGCCAGGACGACGTGACCTACCCGTACATTCGGGTCTACACGGACGTCTCGGGCACGATCGCGACCGGCATCAACTACTCGGCCTTCATCGGCCGCGACTTCCTCACGCACGCCTAGTCCGCGCTTCCCCGCTTGCGTGCATGAGTAGCGCCCCCGACCTCGAAAGTCGGGGGCGTTCGTGCGTTGAGGGGTAGGGCGGCGAGAGAGACGGTGTCCGCATGTCGAACTACGCCGCCCCCATTGAAGTCGTCCAGGCCGCTCTGCATCGGCTTGGCGAAGAAACGATCACCAGTCTGACGGACGGCTCGGCCGCCGCGCTGATCGCTGCCTCGAATTACGAGGGGATCGTGCGGGCGGCGCTGACCAAGCACGCCTGGTCTTTCGCCACCTCGACCACGGGGCTGACGCTTCAGGAAACCGTAACGCTGGGGCCGTGGACGAAGGCGTATACCTTCGTGGATCCGGCGGTCATCAACCTGCGCTACGTCATGGACGCGGGCCGGCGCCTGCGCTCCGGCGAATATGAGGCGCAGGGCGGCCGGGTGCTGACCCGCGTGGCGCTGACCACGCCGCAGGCCGTGGTGACGACCCGCGCCGGCGAGGGCGCGTGGCCCGATGACTTTGCCGAGGCGATTGTCGTTCGCATGCAGGCCCTGTTCCTCGAGGGGCTGCTGGACCGCTGGCAGGACGCGCGGCTCAAGCAGCGCGACTCCGAGGCCGCCATGCTGGGCGCCATGCTGCGCGACAAGCGGCAGTCGCCGGGTGTTCAGGTCGAGCAGAACCCGCTGGCCGAAACCTGGCGGGGAGCGCGTCCTCC